CAATTAATGTCCTCGTACACGTCATTGAGTACCTGACGCACTGCTGTCTGCTGATCTACATCCGGTCTTACCACTTCTTTCTGTTTCTTATTATCTGCCATAAGCTTGCATTGACTTTTGTATATACTTGCCTACAGCAATCCAATCCTGACGCATATCGTCAACATTGTTGCCCTTCATATAATCGTGTAAACTTGCACGACGTCGCACACCGAACAGAGAATTCATGCCAGTAATAAAAGTCGGACGTTCTCTAAGTAGTAAGGAGAACGAACCTCGGATATTATAATTCAAGCGACTCATAGTAAAAATATTAATTGGTTTCATTTGCAAAGTAAGTGTTTTTTTTTGAGATAGCAACTAATAGATATGATAAAAAAGCATACTAAAAGTAAAATAATTTCACATATTATTGGATTGCGAGACTTCTGCGCAGAAACAAATAAAGCCGCCCACGCTCCACCTGAAAAGTTACGTCACCTCGTATATTGGTAAAAACTCAAGTCTTTGCCGACCACATGATTACCGCGACCTGGTAACCATGTAACCGATATGTGGTAGTCATGTAACCAAAGCGGTGTAATGATGTTACCGCTATGCGGTAATGCGTGAGCCGTGAAGGGAGAATGCAAAAGCCGCCGACGCGTCACGCGCCAGCGGCAAGGATAAACGTGAAAAATAACTAAATCAATTAAAACTAAACAACATTGGTATCCCCTAATTAAAAACCTGCAGCAAAGATACGCATGCAGATCTAAACTTAAAAATAGCATTCTCTACCGGAGAATACCACTCGAAAACTTGTTTTCGCAAGCGTTTTTGCTTCTTTTCCGCAATAAAAAGAAGCCCAGAATAGAGAAATGAGCGCGTTTTCGCGTACCTTTTCCATAGCTGCAAAATCGTAATGCTTAAAAATCAACGAGTTAAGCATTACGATTTTGCAGGGTGCAAGACTTTCTGTCTATGCAGCACTACACCGCCCTGCGCCGAGTTGGCAATTGCCGCCCTCGCCTTTAGCGGAATATGCAGAAGGTTGTGCCGAGTATGTGATTTTGGCTTGTCGATTTTGCGCCCATCGTGAAAGACACCGCCACATCGAGGACGCTCATCAGCGGTAAGGCGTAAGGGTGCGAAGTTGGCAATTGCCAACAACAAAAAGCCCCGAAGCCGTGAGGCTCCGAGGCTGCGTGTGCGTAAAACTTTCGCTATAAAGCAATGCTCATATAGTTCAGTTTGTTAGACATATCGTTGAGGGCAAAGCGTAAGGTCTTTAGTTCTTCTTCTGTAAACTGAGACGGTTTGCCGTTAACGATGTTGCCGTTGAGCTTGTGGGCAAGCCATGAGCGCGACTTCTTGAAGTAGGTTTTGGCTATGTACGCCATAGACACCATGTCGGTAATCTCGCCAAGACGCTCAGCCATGCGCTGCACCTGCACGTCTTCTGCTGTGTCCTTGATGAGAGACTCCAGAGCTTCGGTGAAAGCCTGCTCGTTCTCATTTTTTAAAGCGTCCATCTCTGCCGCTACCGCTGCACGCTCCTCATCGGTCGTTGCCAAGCGATTGCGCTCAGCAAGAGCCTTAATCTTATTCTTAAAATCTGTCATAATATATTTTGTTTGAACTGTTTTTAAAAACTCCCCCTCCCATTTAAGGGAGAGGAGTCTTTTTAGTCATTCTTGATGTCATCTTCAAGTTGTTCGATTTCTTTCTGTGCTATCTTTTTAAAAGTATTGGGGAACTTTTTCCAATACTCAAGATAGAAAAGTAAATCGTTTTCTTTGTTCTTAAGTTCCTTCGATTTTTTTAATTTCTTCATAGGCGATAAGTTTTTTATCACAATGCAAAGGTAATAAACTTTTGTTGATTATACAAGAAAAATGCCAATTATTTTCAACAAAAGTTTAATACAAATAAAAAGCCACCAACGCATCTCGCGCCAGTGGCTTACACTAATATAAACCTAATCAATAAAAAGAACTAAATACTTTTCTCCACTACTACAAGTGCGGTCTTTACCATCGTGCCGGACTCCTTAAACGATTTGTCGGGAAGTTCGCTAATATAGCCACCCAGATGCTCTACAACATCGCGCAATTCCTTGTACGGGCCGTCAGTACGCCACATAACAGCATATGAGGCTATAGCTACCACCTTGCGTTTGGCTATGGATATAGCCTTGAGAATATGCAAAGCATCTTGTCGCTTACAGAACGGTGGGTTCATAACAATCACGTCGTAAGGTTCAGAAGGCTCAAACGTCATAAAGTCGTCACCAACGACACGGAAGCCTTTCTCTATAAGTACGGCTCGATTCTTCGGGTCGAGTTCTATACAGTCGGGTGTTGGCATGAACTGAGCAATGTTACCCTGGCCAGCAGAGGGCTCAAGAGTGCGTTCGCCTGCACGTATGTCAGCGACCTTTACTATCTCACGGGCAAGAGCTTCGGGAGTGGGAAAGAACTGGAATGTTTGGCGTTCGGGCGTAAATTCACCAGTATCGGCTATGGATGTAACAAGGTCGCCCACATCCTCCTTGAACACAAAGGCCTTCTTCGCACTCGACCACTTGCCGCCGATACTCTTCAGCACCTTGGCTACACGTTCGTACAGCTTGCGTTCCAGCTGTCCAGGCAGACGTAAAAGGCTACCATCAAACTCGGAGGTTTTCAACACCTCCACAACAGATTTGTCTATCTTCATACGTTATGATATTTATTGGATTTTTAGAAGTCGTGAATATGCGCTGCGAGCATCGTCAATCATTTTTAGAGTGTCGCTATCCGGGGGAAGATTGTCAAGCATATCTGCTATTTTGCCAAGCTTTTCCGATAGCTTTCTCATGTGCGCCCGCTGCTCCTTACGTTCCTGCTCTATAACAGAAATGATACCTTCGCATGATAGAAAGTCGTCCTTCTTACCTTTGTATGCGAGAATCATGGTGGCTATAGATGTTAGGCGAGATACCAACCACTCCTGGATGAATAGTGCAGGGAGTGTAAAGCGTATCTTCTTCAGCACATCCACATCTACCTTGTTTTGGAAGCCGAGCACTACCTCATCAGCAGTGTCGGGTATCGCATCGAGTAGTAGACGTGACACTACTGCCATAAGATATTGCCTTGACACGCCCTGCTTGGGGCGCAAGGCACAGACATGCTTAGATAGAATAGCTGTGCCGTCGGTATTCACTCCTATCTTGCCTATCGTACCGATTACCGACACAAGCACATCGCCTTTCTCAGAATATGTCGGAGCATTAATATGTTCGCAGCACCAACGCTTAGGCGTGAATCTACCCTGCACAAGGTCAGAAGCACCAACGACAATAGGCAAACCTTCGCCTCGCTCGTTGGTCTTCTTCTTGTCAACGTTCTTGCCCTGCAGGACCTCGCAGATGTCGGCAAGTGTTACTATATTGTCAATATTGTTGCTCATATAAATAGATTTTTACATAAGCAAAGGTAGATAAGGATCTACATTAATAGAAATACGTTTGGCAATTGCCAACAAAAAAAGTCCTCGATGCATCACGCACCGAGGACTCAAAGAGTTCATTTATCTAATTTTCATGTGCCATGAAAACAGTCAAAATCAAATTAGCGACACGTTAGAGAGTTCCTTTCCGAACTCGTGGATGGCATTCTCAATTTCTTCAAGTCGCTTTGCGCTTGGTTTTCTGTTGCCAGAAACATATTGGCGCATAAGTGAAGGGTTGATACCTATACGTTTGGCGAGCGGTGTAATAGATATGGGGAACTTATCGAAGAAAGCCCAGATGTCGTATTTGAAAGACATCTCAAGCTCTGGAATAGCACGACCCATATCATTATACTCTTCTCTTGCGACAAGAAGATCTTTAACTGCTGCATCTACAGTGGAGCCATAACCTGCTATGCCGCAATTATTAATTGTGCCATCAATAAAGCAAGAGCAATTCTTTTCGCCCGGTTGCTTTTCTACAAAAACAGTCACTTTCATATATACTTATTGTTTGTCGTCAACTAAAAAGAGTTCTTCTATTTAATTTTTTTAATCTAAGGAATCCGACCCCGAGGGGTCAGACTCCAAATAGATTAACCAAGAAGCGCCTTGAGAATACTTTTTAAAGTTCCCGTGCTTACTTCATGTGCGCCATGTCGAGGAACTGAAGCCGTTCTGTCTGTCTTAGGATTAATCCAGATGTCGTGCTCGCTGCCCCTCCTCAAACAGCAACACCCGTTGCGCTTGAGTAAACGTTTTAATTCGTTTGCTTTCATTTGGCTTAAAAATTAATTTAAAGAACTCTTTATCCTTATTGGACAATGCAAAGGTAGCAATAATGTTACATACTACCAAATGTTTTGCTAACTTTTTTGCTATCTTTTTAGAAAAATAAAAAACCGCCGACGCATCACGCGCCAGCGGTGTAAAGTATAAACAAAAAATAAATGAGAAATGAGATTTTAGCCGTATGTGTTGGTTGTGCCGCCGGTGCCCTGGAACACCGGCTTGGTCTCCGCGCCTATGCAGAGCACGTCGAAGGCATCGGAGCCGTCAGTACGAGCCTCCAGCTTATCCTCCTCGGTCTCTGCGAGCTTCTCTCCACGCTTATCCTTCTTGCCGTTGTACACGCCGGCAGAGGTGATGGAGATGAGCAGGTCGGGGTTGTTGTCGCGGTTGACGAGCACTTGCAGACGGGCACGCCCGCGAAACATATTATTGATGAGAGCGTTCTTCTGTACGTGGTTCATCGGGTTGCCGAGATAAGCCTCGCGCACCGCCCAGCCCATGGAGCGCAGCGTGCGCACCACCTCTTTATGAGGGTCGTTGTAGTGCAAGCCCCAGTTGGTGCCCACCATGGTAGAGTCGTAGTAGAAGATGATCTGGCGACGACGATGGTAGTGATAGTACGTATTGAAGTCGTCGAGCAGCTCAGGAATCTTGCGCTCGTATTTGACGAAGAACGATTTGAGCACGCGCAGCTTCGACCCTTGCACCTGACCGACGACGAGCCAGTTGATGAGGTTGTTAGTATCGAAGGCTATCAGCAACGGCAGCTTGTCGTTGCGGTCGGCATCCATGCGGCAGTCGTTAGGCAGCGCCCCACCCTCGGCGTTGGCGAGGTTGTGCAGGTTGAGCACGCTCTCGTTGGGTGCCGTGTAGAGGTTGGCGGTCTCGCTCATGCCACCGTAGAAGCCGTCAGCCGATATGCTCACACGCTGGCACATGATAGACGTGGCGAAGGTGAGCGGTGGGAGGTCGCGCTTGGCACGGCGTATAAACTCCTCGCCCAGGAGTGCGAGGTTCTCGATGGATGAATATTCGCGGTATAGCAGACACTGTGAGCGGAAGAAGTTGAGCTGCTTGTTGTACTCGTCTATGCGTCGCTGGATCTGCTCGTGCTTGTCGGGAGTCTTCAGCAGCTTCTGCTTCAGTCTCCATATCTGGTAGACCAGCCCCTCGATGACCTCCACCAGCTCGGGGTCTTGCTTGTCCTTGTAGTTGAGGAACCAGGAGCCCTTCTTGGTGATGGGCATATCGGAAGTGATGGTCATGCCATGATGCAGAGGGAAATGGCGGAAGTACATCTCGTTGCCTCGGTTAGCTTGGAATGTCTCGTCTTTGAGTTGCTCGAAGTCGATGAACTTCGCCTCGTCGATGATGAGATAGTCGAGCGACATCGAGTTGGACGTGCCCGAGCGGTCCTGCGAGATGACATTGCAGACGGAGCCGTTGTAGAAACTGATGGTGTTCTCCCAGTTCGCCGGCGTGAAAATCGGCGACTTCCAGTGGAGCTTCTTCCACGGTCGCCGACCCACAACATAGTGAAGGTCGCGCTTGAAGCCCCATCGCTCGAGGTGGATGAGCATGGAGGGCAGGATATTGGTCAGGCAACGCTTGACGGACGGAGCTACGAAGCCACCCATGGAGCCGGGCATACCCTGAAAGCACGACTGCAGACGGCGCGCCTGAATAGCACCCTTGCCCACACCACGTCCGGCAACGATCACCTCGTCGCGTGTGTTCATGGCGAGTGCGTAATACTGCGCGTCGTTGAAATACTGAAGGTTTGGCTGTTCAATGCAATCACTCATCTTCATCGGGTTTTATCTCTTCTTTTATCTCCTCGAAATCAGCGTCTTGTATCATAGTATTGGAGTAGCGCTTGTAGAGAGCACGTATCTTGCCACGCAGGTCAGGGATGCGCTCGATGCCGAGAACCGTAGGGTCGTCTGTCGGCTCGAAGTTCTGAGGCACGATCTTGTCGAATTCGAGGTCGGGTTCGTCGTCCTTGTCGGTGCGGTTGTTAGCCACGAGCACCTTAGAGAGCGCAGCCACCGACCGGAAGTCGCCGGCGCGGCGTGCTGCAGCGATGTCCTGCTCGAGCGACTTGTTAATCTTCCAGCGCATGAACTCCTTCGTAGTCTGCTGAAGATTGCCGAGTAGCACCTTGACCAGATGCAGATCCTCATAAGCAAGAGAGCGCGACACCTTGAACATAGCCATATCGTACTGCACCAGGTCGTTGTCAACCTTTGACGGGAACTGCAACCAATAGGCATACATACCGCGTATGCGATGAAGACGCAGCAATACACCCTCGGCGACACGGAGCTGACGCAGTTCAGCATCGTCGAGGGTGACATAGCGTGAATATTCATCGAGGTTAACTGGAAGCATATATATAATGTATAGTATTGGTTGTTGAGAATGCTAAGTGACAGCAGAAAGAGCGGCAGCAAGCAGACGCTGACACTCCTGAATAGAATAAGGAGAGCCGGCAAGCGCCGTATCGTGAAGAGTGCGGCGAAGCTCAAGCGCCGTGGCTGATGCGCCACGAACATAAGCCGCGCGTGCAGGACAGCCAACAGTGGCTATGTCGTCGCACAGCTCACGCTCGTCAATACCCAAAAGGGCGGATATCTCCGTTGGGGTCATCATCTCCCGCGCATAGTTCTCTATCTTTGTCAGTAAGTCGTTGGAATAATCCATTTAGCTCAAGTGATTTGTCGACGATGTCTCTCAGACCGGCAAGCAACGAGTAGTAAGCCTTGGGGTCTGTAGTGATCATTGTGCACTCGGCGCGGTCGCCGTAGGTCTGGTTCTGAGAACTAATAACAGCAACCTGATGGCTCTCGTTCTTGACAAGCATTATCTTCGAGTGGTTCTGCGCCAGATGCACATGGTCGAAACAGCTCTGCATAAGCCGATAGAGCTGCACCGTCTTGCGTGCAGCCTTAAGGTCGGCTACGAGCGTGGCGTTGGCTATCAGCTTGCGCCGGCGCAGACGTAGGAAACCGCAGAGGAAAGCGTCGGAGGTTGAGAAAGTAGATACGCAAACGTCGGCACGCCCGGTCTGCTTCAGAATCCATCTGAGCAAGCCGAGCGTGTGTAGCCCAGTACCGAGATGGTACTGAGTGGGAACGTCACTCAGCGGACGGAAGGGATAAGCCTGCTTCATTGAGCTTCGTTTTCAGATCGTCACCGATAGGGGCGTTGTTGTCGTTGAGCACGGTAACACGGGCTCGAACCTTTGTGAGCAGTTTGTTGTACTCGTCGAGCTCCTTAGTCGCATCGTCGGACTCGCGCGACAGACGGCGGAGTTCTGCGAGGCGGTCTACGTTCTTGGTGATATACGAGCGCGCATTGGCGATGTTCTTAGCGATATCGGCAGGCGCAGGCTCTTCGCCTTCAGTCTGAGCATCGTCAGAAGGAGCGACATAGCCGTCATAACGTCCGAGTTCGCTCTTGTAGGTGTACCACAAGTCCTTCAGTTGCTTGAGATATTCGTAGCGGTCGCATGGCTGCTCGAAGGTTAGCAGAGTGTTGTAGAGCTTCTTTATCTTCAGCCAACGCTCCTTATTCTCCGCCCAGATGTTGCGCACATCCTCTGGAAGGTTGTCGTGATCGGGGCGGATGCCTGAGGCTGCAGGAAGGTAGCCACCCTCAGGAACCTCGACATCGTTGTTCTCCTCAGCCTTGTGCTCGGCTTCGAACTTAACCTGCTCTTCGATGGCAGCTGCTATCTGTGGAGTAAGTTCGGCATCGAGTAACTTGACATCTTGAGTAGTCATGTTCTCGAGGCGCATAGGCAAGAACTTCTGAAGCTCGTAGCGCACCTTCGACTCAAAACGCTCTGGACGGCGCATGATGGTCTGATACATCGACATGTTGCGCGTGAGCTTCAGAACCATCTCCGCACCACGGGCAACAGACTCGCGGTCGTGCTTCTCGGCGTTGAGCCATGCCTGCATATCTTCGGTAAGTTTTTTATCTATCATATTATAATGCAAATTTAAAAAGGGCGGTACACACGATCGCTATCGTGAGGACCGCCCCAGAAATAACCAATCAATAATTTAAACTACTTATTGTGCGAAAAAGAAAATGCTATGCTGCTACGATAGGCAGGCCGGTAGCGCCGGAGATGTCACCGTCCTCGGTCTCTATCTTGCCCGGGTAGAACGGAGCTGGATACTCGTCAGACGCAACAGCCTGCACTGTTGTAGAGTTGGTATCGGTAGCAGCCTTGCCGAGGTCCTGCGAGAGCGTGAGCTCAGGAGAGAACGCCTCGCTGCCCACCATGCGTGCCTTGCCGTTGCGCTGGATGAAGAGGTAGACCATCTCGTCGTTGTTGGCGAGAGAGATGTAGCCGGTGGCAGCTTCCTCGGTGCCGGGAATGACAGCGGTGCCAGTGACCTTGAATGTCTTAGAGCCGTAAGTGCCCTGAGACTCGACCTGCAGCTGCGATTCGTTAGGTATGAGACCAATCTTGTGCCACTTCTTGTCAGAAGCCAGTTTGAAGTCGCCGGTATACTTAGCGACAGCGTCCATCGTTTTTGGTGTCTCCGAGCCGATGGTTGGCCATCCCAAGATGTCGCGTTTAGCAATACCGAAGACCCAGCCACGTACACCAGGGAGCGACTTCGCTCCCGGTGTGAAACAGATATCGCCGTAAATAGATGCGGCGCCAGTACATTTTGCCATAAATGATAAGTTTTAATGTTAAACAAATATGTTAGCGACCTCGTTCAGGCCTTCTTGCGCCAGTAGCGCAGAACCTCGGGCGATACGCTCTGGAACTGCGTGCCGAAGAAGTAGTTGGCGATGAAGTCTACATCATAGTGATTCTTCAGCGACTTCTCAACGAGGAACTTCTCGTCTTCGGTCTGCTGGTTGAACACGAGGAAGATGTTAGACTTCGGAGTGAGCAGCATGAAGTCGGCAGGAACGTTAGCCAGTGCTACGAGTTCTACGTTGCTTGCGCCCTCAAGAGTGCGCTTGTCATAGTTCTGGTTGTACGGCAGCGAGCCGTGGTTGACCTGATAGCACTCGGTGTAGCAGTGGTAAGCCTGGTCGCTGAGGAAGAGCTTGAGTGGCTGTGAACGTAGCTTAGCAGCGGCAGCATCGGTACCACTCCAGTAGAAGTCCTTGATGATGTCTTCGGCGTTGTCCTTGGTGATAGAATCAGCACCCTCTACGAGGTTGCCGAGAGTTGTCGAGATGAGCACCTTCTGAAGCTCGTTGGTTCCGGCAGCGTCCTTTTCGAGAACAGTCTTGAAACCGTCGAACCACTTCGCAGTCTTGGAGAAGTCTGCGGGATCGTGCTTAGCGGTGAAGGCGTTCATGAACATATTCTCGCCAAGTTTCTTGGCAAGGTATGCGCAGATCTGAACGACGATAGGCACGTTCTTCAGGCCGTCGCCCTTAGTAACGTTAGAGCCCCAAATGCTCTGGTAGATGGCGTTGGGGTCGATACCTGCCACCACGTTGCCGAAGAAAGTCTGGAAGACACGCGGTGTAATATCTACAGCTGCGTCCTCATACTTTGTCTTCTGGTAGTTAGAGAGTTCGAGATTGCCAGACATCTCGCCAACAGTCTCGCGGTAGCGGATGCCGGTGCGTACAGAGCAATGTTCTGCGAGTGCGCCGAGAGCGAGAAGTGGCATCATGAGGAAGTCTGAACGGTAGGTCTGAAAAGTCTTTGAGAGCTCTTCAGCACCGAATGTAATATTGCCTACTTTAACAGAAGCCATAGTTATACATCTTTAATAAGGTTAAACACGTCCTGCGCGGTGAAGCTCTCCTCGCTGTTGGCAGGGTTTTCAACAGTAGTGGTGGCAGCGGAGCCCTTGAGAACTGCGATCTGAGCATCCTTCTCCTTGGACTCGTTCTGAGCCTTGGCGAGCTGGTCCTTGAGTTCCTTGACAGCCTTGCCGGCTTCAGACACCGCCTTTGCGTTAGTCTTTTCTTTCTCTTCAAGTTCCTGAAGACGATCGTCGATGCTCTTCATCTGCTCCTGGGTGAGGGTGATGTTGCCATCCTCGTTGGTTGCGAAACCGTCAGCGGCATTGAGCAATGCCATGACGCAAGCAAAGATTTTAATCATTTTGTTTGAAGTTTTTGATGCGTGTTGGTTACGGAAGAGGTTCTTGAGCCCTTCGCACGTCTTCTCGATGAAGCTCGGAGTTGGATTGCCGCTACCGTCAACCACTGACGCGACACGAGCTGCTGCGTCTTCCGAGGCAAGTGATTGAGGTAGTGGCGGTATGCCTGCATCCTTAAATTGAGATATGTTGTAAGAGTTTGTAAATTGTCCGGTAAACTCGTTGGCTGCCTTCTCAGCCTCCTTGTCTTCGCGTATGGAATCGACAAATCCGAAGTCGAGAGCCTGCTGCGCGGTGAGCCAGTTGCCCTTCTTCATCTGGGCGAGACACTCATCGACAGACTTTCCGGTTTTGTCGGCGTACATAGAGGCGAGCACGTCGTCGAAGTTCTTGAGCGAGTCGCGCTGCGCCTGAAGCTTGCGCACGAAAGCATCAATCTGCTCCTTGTTGCTCTGCTCGTACTTGTAGATGAGAGTGGACACGTTGTGGATAAGGAAGAAGCTGCCCTTGACGATGTCGATAGTCTTGCAGCCAAGCATGGCGATAGTGCTGATAGATGCGTTCATGCCGAAGGCGTGAGCGTGTACGTTGCCGTGGTCACGGAAAGCCTGGTTAATCTCCAAGCCATCTTTAACGAAGCCGCCGAGTGAGCAGAAGCCGACATGCACTTCTTTACCACTATTCTTATTGAGCACATAACGGACATAGTCGGCAGAACAACCGTTCCACCAACTGCCAATAGTGCCAGATATGACGAGATGATATTTCATATGATAAGTATTTACGACAAAGGTAGCTTGGGAAGCCTGTGGTACAAAATACTGCTATACCTTAATATATGGGGGTATCTCGTGAGATTTGTGTGTTACAACGACCTCGTTGAGCTGATTATCTTTGACAGCATCGGGGCAGTTCTCGGTGATTTCTACAGACGGGTAAGGTCGCTCAGAGGAGCCAACAAGAAATTGACGATCGTCGATGAGTGTCACCTTGAACACCAAATGACGGCGCTTGATATTCAAATCGTCAGGTGTAAGGAACTTCAAAGTGGTGGTTATAACCTTGTTCTTGTCATCTGTCTTGGTTGACGAGACCATAGACGGGTGATCTTTAACACAAATTGAGTGCCACAAGATGTTGGATGGGATGCGGACGGTGCGGTTGGCGATGAGGACCGAGCCTTCGAGTTGGGTGCTGTAAGCATAAGCTACAGACTTAACGAGCTTTATCGACTTCATATAGAGCTATATTTATATGTTGAACATAAGTGACGAACGGGCGCGAACAAAAATGGGCATCTTATCCGTGTGATTTATAGAATATTTAACAGTTTTTATTATCGCGCACTCGAGATCTGCGTCTGAGGTCGACACCATGCTTGAGGTAGGAGTTGCGCATACGTTGGAAACGCATCTTTAGCGTGTAGTCGTACTCGACATCTATGCCGTTAGCCTCGCACCACGCTCTAACAGCAGAGAGTAGTGTGCACTGGCACAGCTCTATGTCGGCGAGATCGCGCCAAAGCTGGAGCCTGAATGTGTCCTCGATGCACTCGGCAACAGCCTTGCGGGCATTGCCAGAAAGGTAGTTGTAGGTGACGACCGGCTTCTGCTTTGAGTCGGGTATGCAGATAGCAACATCATCATCGCCACGTGTCAGCGGTAACGAACCAGGTTGGCGCGTGAGAAAATGACGGATGCAGGCATTCTCGGCGCTTTGAGCTGGAAACACTACAGGGTCGCCGAAGTGATGGCGCAGCCATTGAGCTATGAACGGCTTGAAGGAGATGTAGACGAGATATTTTGACACAGATACTTGGTTTAAGATGAAATTTTGTTTACCTTACAAAAGTAGGAAAAATTTACCAATAAACCTACTTTGTAGGGATAAAAGTCTTAATAATTCTGTCTTCTGTGCGCTCCTTCTTCTACCTTACGTGCGGCTAAGTATAAAGTTGCAAGAAAATTTTGTGAAGTTGTGATTTGTATGATAATGATGGCTAAGTGAATGGCTATCAGTGTTTTGACTTTAAACAAAGTTTGTGTTGCGTTTTGTGATTGCACTTTGAAGAATGTGACACCAATACAAGGCTCGAATGGTGTTGCAAACTTATTTTTTTTGTGATGAAGTTGTGAAGGCTTTTGTGAAAGTTTGTGAACAAGCCGTAACCCCTTAATTTACTTATCTTTTGGATTTTTTGGAACATCACATTACAAAATCACAAAGTTTTTGTACAAAATAATAAAGGGGTGTCGGGGAGCAAAAGGCCGCCATGAGAGTCGAGCCTACAAAAACCTGTGGAAGAATGGAACAGTCTATTAATGATGCAAGCGAGTTTGCGATAAAAATAAAGGCGGGCTGCATAGGTCTTTAAAACCTGCAGCCCGCCTACCCATTGAAGATTAAAGCGAAATGATAAAGTAATATTAGAAAGGTTTCTCGTCTTCTGTTGAGAAACAAATGTCTTGTTCGATTGCGTCTGTTTTGGTGTCTAATGGGATAGAGCGTATATAAATCATGTCCTTGGTTTTGCGCTTGTCTGGTGCCACCATCACTGATCGCTGTATTCGACCGCCCGTATTGCAGAGATCAGGCGGATTCATGCAGTCAATCCACGGACAGAGTATGCAAAACGACTTGAGCTTCTTGGTGAATGCCTGCATTGTTATTCGGTTTACGTTAGCAAAGCGCTGATACTCGTTGAAGACATCGTCACGTGGCAGGAATTCGTCAAGATGTTCGCCGTCGGGTGAGAAGTAGCCCTCAGCCCAGTCCTCGAAATTGGCACCCATGGAAGCTTTAAGATGACGCTTCACCATGTTGGTCATAGGTGGCTGCAGCTTTAAGCCAGAGTCTTTAAGTGAGAGGTAAAACCTACAACACTGAAGCCAAAAGTTAATGTCGGCGTTCCACTCGTCCTCGCTATACTCGTAGTCATAAAGAGTCTTGCCGAAGTCAGTACGAATATCTCGTGTCTCTCGATAATCATTATCCTCTGTTTTCTGATGGTACCAGTCGGAGAATACCATATACAGAGAGCGAGCTTCAGTAGACGGATCGAAGTTCTGCGGTACATAGTTCGTGGTAAAAGCAAGCTTAGGCGCATCTTCGAACTTTACAGTGAATATTTTGTTATTCTTCGGATTGACCGTCATATCACTCGTGATGTTATCGTAGAACGGGCCAAGATTGAGATATTTGTCGCAATCGTCAATCAGCAGGATACCTGTAAACTGGCTGACCATCTCAAAAACGTGAGGATTGTCCATAAGCTTCGGATTGCGTCCGGACAACTTAACCGTATTTACCAAGAACGAGAGCGTTTTGAAGAAGAAAGATTTGCCGGAGCGTCCGTTACATTCATCTTCTTCGCCTATCTTGTTGTCCATGGCCATTGGTGCCCAACAGCGCGCATAATCTTTGTATCGATGTAGCATGTAGCCGAATGTGAATATCTTATTGATGAGATTCTGTTTTTGTTCTGCTATCTCGTAAGGTTGCAGCCCCTCACCATCAATGCAGAACGGATGAGCCTTGATGTATGCCGCTGAAGCCTCGCGGTCATCGCCGAAGGGTAGCTCCGTTTCCTCGCGCCAGTATAGTCGTGAGGTATTGATAAGATAGCCAAAGAAGTTGCTCTTCACGTTAAGGATATCTATATCCAACAACGTTTGACCATTGTCACCCTCTTTACGCGTAATGCGGAACATATCAGGCAAAGCCTTGTATCTATGAGGAATGACGCTCTCTTCCCAAACGAAGTTGTGTAAGCTATCTGCACCTGGATCATACTCCTTCAACCCATCCGGACAAGATACAGTAGGCACGCACACCTCGACAGTCTTGTTAGCAAAGAAGAAGAACTGCGAGTCTGGAGTGTAATTGGTGAAGTCCAGGTCAATCTCTTGCAACGACTCAAGAGCTGCAGGAGATAGCTTAGTAGTATTGAGCACCAGGTTGAGGATGTTACGGTCCTCGAATCTATCAACAACCCATCGCCGGATGAACTCACGTATCTCTTTGACATTGACGCGCATCACAGTGTTACCCTCTACGCGTATAAACTGCGTCACCGCAGAGTTGTCATCATGGAGTGCATAGAAGCCGTTAAGTTGTAGAAAATTATAAAGGCAGGCTGTATCCACCTCCGTTTTCATCTTGCCTTCTTTGGTGTAGTATTGCACCCAGAACTTTGCCGGCATGGCCACTCTTAGCAGATTACGGAAATCCTTACGCTCACTGTGTATCTCGAGCCAGTCGCGCAGATCCTTGCGAGGTTTGCCTCGGTTGTCCTTGTATGTTTGTAGTTTTTCTGGGAGCCATACGGTATGTATGTCGATAAAGCGCAGTGCAAGCTCCCTGCCTTTGCGACGACCCGTCTCGTCGATATCGGGTATATTGTAGAGTACCTCGACGTACTTCATTATCTCCTTATACTCGTCGACCGAGAGCTGATAGGTCTCGGAATTGAACCACAGAGGAAAGTAGCCCATGGACTTGCAGCAAAGCGAGTCGCGTTCACCAGAGCAGATTACCGCTTCGGGCAACTTCTGCTCTTTGTACGGTTTGCCGTCCTCGTGTGCTGCGTTCCACTCTTTCTCTTCCTTGGCATTGAAGTCACGGTATGCCTTCTTGAGCTCCGCAAGCCCGTTAATGTAGAAGCGCGGCTTTGCACCTGCAGGCGTGTACGAGAAACGGAAGCCTTTATCGCAGTTGTAAGGCTCATAAACCTTATAGAATTTCTCTTCCGGCTGGTCGCCCACAGCCTCTTTGATAACACACTCGCGCATGAAGATAGGATAGTGCTCGGTAGAATACTTGACAGTAACCTTGCGGTCCTTAACGTTGGTAATCCATTTGACGGAGTGCCAGTGCAATGCATCAATGTCAGCTTGGGTAACCTTCGGGCCAAGAACCTTAAGTTCTGCGTCTGTAAATTTCTCGTTGAGTTCGAAGGAGCGTGTACCGTCTTTTTCGTCGGCACGAGCCTCCCGCTGGCGAATCTCCGGACGGTTCACCGAACGGTCGAGTTCATCGCGTATGTCGAACTGTGCTGCCAGCTTCAGTATCGCCTCATTGAAGCGTGAGCGGTCGTAGCCATTCTCGCGCATAAAGATGTCTATTGCATTTTCGCCACGACCTTCGCCGCCAAAGTCCGTGACCTGCCAAATCGCGCCATACCTCTTCGAGTTGAATTGTCGTAAAGAGGCCGACGGTGTACGCTCGTTGCGTATGGAGAAGTGCTTGTTCTTCTGGTGTACGCAGTCACGCGCCTGCGGATATATGGACAATATGATGTCCAAACCTCCGTTTGTTGCGTTTAATATTTGTTCTACTGTAATCATTTCGCTTGGGTTTATTCTCTGTGCAAAGATAGTGGCAACGCTTGATTGCCACAAAACACGATATCACACTTTATTATTGCTTTCTGAGGCTCTTTATATCTATGCTCAGCGAAGTAAACTTGCTGAAAAATGGGGCATCTCTGAGTTCGAGTGCTCCTTCATCGTCAAGAACTACAGTGGGCTGCATTCGTGCTCGATAGACAGGGCGAAAAGCCCAACCGTCTATCCACCAGACGTAGTCTTTAAAGTCAAGAGGTTTGTCCTCGAAAGCCTCACACTTGCCATTCACACCAAGAAGGCAGCCATCTTTGTATTGTACGACACGAAAGTCCTTAGATAGCAGCCCCATCTCCTTCAGATTATCGATATGCTTTATGTATTGTTCTATTGTTATCATATTCGCATTTCTCTATATTAATGTATTCAACATATTTGTTTTTAATTAGGCAAAAGCGTCCATTAATGCAGTTGCGCTTATGCTTGCATGTGTCGCAGATCAGAACCACTTAGTAGTTGTTAAGACGTAAAACCCTAATGATATCGCGGCAATGGCTAACGCCACATTTGACCTTGATGCGCATGAGCTGCACCTTGACAGTGTGCGCATTTTTGCCAAGCCGTTCGGCGATTTGTGTAAATGTAAGTCCCTCGAGGTAGAGGTCGGCAATCTCTCGTTCGCATTTTGAGAGGTTGACCATTGTCTTAGGCCGACATATCACTCGCTCGAACTCACACATGCCGCGTAGTGGGCATCGAACCTCTTCAAAGTGCAAGATATCGTGCTCGATGTCTTGAGTCAGCAGGTCGTGCTCGCCAAAGTTGCAGCGTATAAAACGCTCAACCATTTTGAAGGTGTTGCGGCGATATAGCTTAGCAAGTGCTGCGTATCCCTCTGGGAACCTCGTCTTGATGACATTGTGCAGCTCGTCAACAATATCGGTATTGAACTTGGTGAGTCGTCTTGACTCTTCGCCAGGCTTCTTGTAGTAAACAAAGCCGTCTGGTGTAACGAAAAACTCCAAAAAATTTAGTATCGCCATAAGTCCTCCTTTTTTATCGCCTCCGTGCAAGCCATGCGCTCGAGAGTGTTAAGTTGGTAAGCTGCGACTCCAGATAGCTTACGTCGGATGGTGTTATAGTTCAAATCGTATGTAACCATCAGGTGTCTAAGGTATTTGCCTTTTTCTTTTTTTGAAAGGTTAGCAAAATAACCCTCCAGGTACAATGAATCGAAAATCTGTTCCATTTGCTTGTTTATATCGTTTTAAGTGTCTAACTTTGCTGCAAAGATATAAACAAAAATGGACTAACACCTACTTTGTTGAGATTTTAACCCTTAATAAAGTAGGTTTTAACCTTTATTAAGTATGAGGTACGAAAATAATACGGTAAAAAGCGAAAGAGTGAGAGAACTGCTTGAGCGAGCAGGTATTAGTATTGGTGAGTTTAGTAAGAGTCTTTGGGGAGCCAAGACGCACAATACTATAACATACTTTGATGCTCGACCAGATGTCAAAGTGTCAACATTAGTGAGAATGGCTGAGGTCTTGGGATGTTCAATAGAGGACATCTTAATAAAGTCGGACGGTACGTCGGACGTACCTACTATAAACGGACACTATAATGTGGTTAATAGTAGCTATGTAAATACCGATGTGACGTCGTTAAAGGCTGAGGTAAAAGCTCTGAAAATGCTCATAGAGGAGAAGAACCAGCGCATAGAAGATTTAAAAAATGTCAATGCTGAACTTGGTGCGAGGCTTGACATGGTCCTGCAATATGGACAGAATAGAGACCATTAATAATGCAATAATGTATAACCAAAGCTATTGCCTCAAGAGGGTAGAATATATCAGCAATAGCAGCTCAATCCTGCCTCCGCAACTACAAATGGTCGAAATTCCTTTATACAAAGGAACTTCGACCATAATTCGTTTATGGGCGTTGCGGAGACTCGGACGGTAGCTCGGACGCTGATTGTTTAATAGCATTGGTTGCCATCTGGCGAACAATGTAAAAAAATGTACACTTCTGCGAAAAAACTTTTATCTGTAAGAGATATAGTAGGATATACTCTTCCGCGGTTACATACTGGCAAACACTGGTATGTAGACTTTTATGCTTATGACCCCACTATTGACGGGCTTCGCCGCAAGAAATACATGCTCGATGGCTACAAGCTAAAGGAGCGTAAGCACATCGCCACCGTGCTCATCACCAACCTCACGCAGCAGCTCACAGCCGGCTGGAACCCATTTGTCAATAATGATAAGGCACGTAGCTACACAACATGGGAAGCCGTGGTGAAGCGCTACACCGATTATCTGAAGGTGGCTGAGAAGAAGAGTATGATAAAGGCGAAGACGGCTACTGATTATCGCAGCCGTTTGGCGGTATTGCTCTCCTACATCGACGAGGCAAAGACCTGCATAAAGTACGTACACCAGTTTGACCGACTCCTTGTCATTGATTTTCTTGACTACATTGTGTTCGACAAGGAGCGGTCTGCCACGACTCGCAACAACTATCGCACATGGCTGTCAACCTTCGCCACGTGGCTTGTGGATAGGCAGTACATCACTGAGAACTTCGTTGAGAGTATCAAGATGATGAAGGAGACCGAGAAGTTTCGCGACAGCATCAAGCCCGAGGATCTGCGGAGATTGAAGGAGTACACAAAGGAGAAGCGTCCGGCGTTCTACCTCGCTTGCCTGATGGAGTATTACACCTTTATCAGACCAGAAGAGCTGCGTCACATCAAGATAGGCGACATATCAATAAAGGAGCAGTGCATAACTATACCTGCAGAGGTAGCGAAGAACGGCAAGGAGCAGGCGGTAGCACTCAACGACACATTACTGAAGGTGATGATCGAGCAAGGCGTGTTCAGCCACCCATCGCAAGACTATCTCTTTGGCAAGCATATACGGCCGGGCAGTGAGCAGATAGCGGTGAACCGCTTTAGGCAAGAATGGGTACGTGTCCGGAAAGCTCTCTGCTTCCCCGACACGTACCAGTTCTATAGTCTGAAGGACTCAGGAATTCGCGACCTCGCCAACGCCGAAGGCATTGTCGTAGCTCGCGACCAAGCGCGACACTCGGACATATCTGTTACCAATAGGTATCTGAAGAGTCCGAAAGTGGCGCACGAGAGTACAAAGCACTTTGTTGGCGACTTATAGTATCTCGTAGAAGTAGCCGGTCTTTATTTGGCTGACGCAACCATCAACGATCTCCACTTCTATTTTCTGACAGACGAAACGTCGATTGTGAAAGATGTATATTTTCGAAGGATCGGGAATATCGTCTGTCAGAAACTTGATGCAGCGCAGGTTGTGCGTGTCTATATCTGGGTGAGAGGCATCTTTTCTCAAGTCGTCTGGCGACGAATACTGCAAATGGTGAAGCTGATGCAGATCCATCGATGCCGTCTCCTTCATCCCAGTCCAGTCTGGATATGCACGATGATCGACAAATGAAACGGGGAAATGGCAATACAAATTCATATCGACGGGCATAAGACCACCCGGCACCTTGATGTCCTCGTAATACGAGCCTTTGCCTTCCATCATAAAGAATTTCTCCGAACTCGTAAAAAAGACACTCATGGTCTTATCTGACTCTACGCTGTTCTCTTCTTGCGTATCTTCGTTCGCATCGCCTTCAATGGCTTCTTGTACTGAAGAATAAGGCTCTCCACCTTCGTCTTCATACGAACCAGACGGCTCTGTATAGTCATCGGTTGCCGACGGACATACCACATAATGATTACCATCTACGACATCTGTTTTGTGCGACCGTTTTCTACGGCTAATGCTTGCCGGTGCTATTTTAATCTCAATGGAGTCTGTAGAATCTGCATCGCGTACTATCGGGCTGAAAAAGCCGCATGGTACGAGCGACTCTGTTAGTTTATCAGAATTCCATTTGTTGGGCCATTTTGCATAAACGAAGTAACCATCGGTTTGTGCGGCAAAAATCGTTTGTCGTTGTTCTTTTAATGGCATGAGCTTTAACGCCGCCCCCATTTCGTCACGATTTTTATAATACTTCGTTGCGTATATATGCTGCACGTTAAGTGGTATGCTATCGCGCCAAGAGCGACTTGTGGTATCATCAAACTTGTATTCAATATTCGAGGCATCAAGCAGATTTGCGCCATCATCGTCGAACTCGCAAGTGTACTCATCGAGGCATTCGTAAGCGACAGCTGCGGAGGAATAAAGTTCTTCTACAGGTACGACATTAACAGACTTGTCTGTCTCATTGAACAGAAATCTAACATTCAACAGTTTGCTAAGTTCCTCCAAGAAGGTATAAACCGACCAATGCGGTAAGGCCTCTTTGATCTTAAATGTCGGGTGCGCATTGACAATAAACATCCTGCGAAAATGCGACGTATCAAAATTAAATGTATAGTCCTCATAGCCCTCATGCTCCAAGACCTTCTCCAGTACATATTGTAGGCGTGGCTGTATAGCCAGGCGCACCATTTCAACATACGTTGTAGGATTGCCACTATTAAAATATTCACCATTCAAGACACTTCTAAGATAGTAGATGTCATTGACGAATCGGCTATTCGCTTCGTCCCAAACAGGATTAAAAACGCCAGCGTAGCATGAAACCGTGGGGCTGTCTTTTAAGTTAATATAAACCATATCTGGCCGGTCTTTTAGGTGTACGGTTTTCTCAAATCGGCTATCGAGACCCAAAAGAGTATAATCACCCTCAAAATAGTCTATATCGTCAATGAAGTGTTTCTCGAAGGCAGAATTATACTTGATACGCGATTTGCCGCCAACAATTTGAAGTTTAACGTTTGTATCGCTAATAGAAGTGACTGTACCCTTACCCGATATGACAAGCCGATTATCCGCATATATCTTGCAATCATCGAACGACGACATGCGCTTCTTTACATCGAAGCGGTTTACGTGTTTGAAAAGAGTCGCGTTTTGATGTATTGACATCGGGAATGAGATATCATAGGAATACTCGCCCGAATCCTGGACATACGGGTTGTTATATGTTAACTTTATTTTGTCGGAGGTGGACGGGTAGCCCACCTCTCCGTTGATAGTGCAGTGTATCATATTATGTTTTTTATGTATGCGATTTTAATTTATTGTAACGGTCGAGGTTCCTGGCGATGCCGAGTTCTCCGTCGATGTAACACTCCGCATGTATGCCCTGCGCGAGCACCAGCGATAGTTGGTCGATAACATCGCGAGCTTCGCCGAGGGTAGCATTCAGCTCTGAGTTGTCGGTGTTGACCGTCACCGATGGCGCAGACACCACCGTAGCACCGCCTTGGCCGAGCGAGCGCGATATGTCAGCTGCAGTAAGCGAACCGACCGTATTATTGCGCTGCGCCTCGTCGATGAGCTGCAGAGCTGGCAGAACCTGCGGGTTGTTCACCGCATTGTGGTTAGCTACAAACTCGCCCTCGTGCACGATGCCAGCCTTGCGTCGATAGCTTGAACCGCCCGTAAAGCCACCCTCGTAGTAGCCAGCCTCCTGCGCTTGCTGCTGCTTCTTGATAGTGGCTATTTGTAGCATACCTGCAGCAACAGCTGTAGCTGCAGCTATGGGGGCGAGAATATAACCAACGAAAGGAACTTGCGCAGCGGAGCTATAGGCATTGATAGCAGCCATCGCTGTTGATGCAACAGCCTGAGCTAACTGTATAACCATAGCTCGCTTGTTAGCCTTTTTCTTGGCCGCAGCAAGTTCTTTGTCACGTTTCTCTTCAAGTTTTTTTCTCTTTGCAGAGTTGTTGCCTGCAGCTTCTATCTGTTTATCGTAGTTGGCATTGATACGAGCCGTTTCGAGATCTGAGCACGCTTGCGAGTATGACGATGCAGCCGACAACATAGTGTTCACCGTATCGAACGCCTGCTGCATAATAGCCTTGCGTGCCTCTTCTTTGTTTCGCGCTATCTCCGTCATGCGCTCCTGGAACTGCTCGTAGGTAATGAGCTGTTGTTCGTACATGGTTTGCACAGCTGCCATTTGACCACTTGCACTGTCGGCGTTGTCATATTGCGCCTCGAGCACCTCCATTTGTGCGTTCTTCTTATCTTCTTCATTTTGACGTACAGCCTCCAGTTCTTTGTCGAGTAGCCACTTCTGTTCATCGTACTCATCGCCTCCGTGCTCCTGAATGATGGCGAGACGGTCTTGGTGATATTGTCTCTCTGCCTCTTTTAGCTTCTCGTTATATTCCTCTTCGGTCAACAGTCCTTGTGTGCGTTGCTGGAGAAGAGACATTTGTTCTGCATTGTATGCACGCGTCTTTGCGTCAAGGCTCTCGGTCATCTGTCGCTCCTGAACATCAACAAGTCGTTTGCTCTCAGCGATAGCTGCATCTACCATCGATTGCTGTGTTTGTGTTGTGTCCTGGTCGTACTTTGTTTGAAGGTCTACAAGCTTAACATAATACTGCTGTTTCTTCTCATACATTCGCTTAGCATACTCGTCTTCATCTATCTCTTTACGTTCGAGCTGCTGCTTGAGAGCCAGTTCGTCGGTGTCAAGCGTATACTTGAGTGCAGAACTCTCTTTGTCGTACTTCTCTTTCTTTGGGTCTGTCTTAGTGGTATTGCTGTTGCCACCGCCATTACCACCATTACCACCGCCAGTGCCACCATTACCACTGCCGTTGCCACCGCCATTTATGGTTAGATCGGCGAACGCTTTGCGTAAGCCCTCGTCGGAATTTATGAGCTTGGCAAGTTCGCGATCTTCGGCATCCAAGATACGTAAACCGCTTTGTGCCGCCTTGAGGGCCTTTTCATGTACAGCGCGTTCGTCAAGTTTCTTTTGCAGTAGTCTATTACCATCTAACTCTTTGGCATCACCAGTAAGTTCGTCGACATACATATAAGTACCGTATGAACGATAGGCTTTAGGATGAGACCCAATCTCTGCATTAACATGCTTAATATTATTCACCTTGCGTCTCACCGTCTGTTTTAGCTCAAGTCTTTTCTTTGCTATTTCTTTCTTCTGCTCGTAGATGGCTTCTGCCATAGCTGCCTGGTCAAGCTTTTTTATGTAATCATTGATGGCATTTGTATTCTCATTAAAAAGTTTGCCTTCTTTGGAGATTGAAGCATGGTAGTCCGGTATTATCTTCTGCAGCTCGGCAATAGCACTTCGTCGCTCTCCGATAGAAAATGCGTTTGAACGGATTATCTTAGTAAGCTGCTGCACGCGTGTTTTCTCGTCGATGTAGCTCTCTGCAACTCGCTTGTTAATGGCTTCTTGCTGCTTCTTTATTGCGTTGGCTTCTTTAACGCTTTGCAAGTTGTCATGCACAGCCTTTTTGTGCGCCTGCCAAGCCTTAACCGCAGAATATACTGCAACGCCGACAACTGTAAGAACCGTGGCAAGAGCTGACCACGGATTTGTAATACTAAGAATTTTAGCCCGAGCCATAGTTGCATTGTACGCCTTCATGCCACCAGTTAGTAAAGCCCATGTTGCACGTAGTGCCAAAAGAGCGGCTTTAAGTAGATTTTTTGATGCAACAGCTGCGTAATCAAGCGCGATACCAGCTTTTTTTATTGCACTATGAGCAGCTTCTTTTATCATCGTGGCAGTGAGGACGTTGTTATAAACCAGCATGGTTGTTGCGAGTGCAGCCAAAACAACGATGTGTTTTGATACGTATTCTATAAGAACGTACAAGGTTTTTATGCCCATTGAAGTCAGCGATACGCTGTATTTAGCAATGGGCATCAGTTTTTCGCCAAGTTCGATGCACATGTCATCAAATTGTTTTTTCGCTTTATCGAGACCTGCCTGCACAGTATTGTTCTGCACATTGAACTCATTGAGAACGCTTGTACCATCTTTGTATGACTGCGTAGCTGTAGCTTGTGCCTCTCGCACTTGATCAAGATTAGAAGCCACTGATGATAGTACGCCCACAGCACGTGTACCCTCAAGTCCCATCTGCGAGAACATTGGTGCCAATTGGTCGAAGCCACCGCGATTAGACATTGCCTGCAGGAACTCTAATAATGCGCCATTCGCATCTGTCTTCAGCATGGTCGTGAATGTGCTCACCTCTACGCCAGCCAACTTTGCAAACTTCATCGGCTCCTGGAACATCTTAGTGATAAGTTGAGAGAAGACGGTAGAAGATGTAGCTTCGTCTTGCATGTTTTGGTCGAGTGCCGAAGCGAGACCCATGATTTGCGCTTGTGTCATGCCTGCCTGACGGGCGACACCAGACAAGTCGGCAGTGAAGTCAACGATGTAACCGGCATTAGCTGAAGACGACTGCGCAAGATCGTTGACAGCAGAACCCGTGGCAAGCATAGCACCACGCAAGCCCTTCGTCTTGTCCTCGCCAAACATCTGCGCCAACTTGCCAATTTTTTCAACAGCGTCATCGCCGAGGTCGTCGCCAAGTGCTACATTGATTTTGTCACCACCATCGACAAACTCCTCTACCATTTCTCTATTGGTGATGCTAAGCCTACCTGCATCTTGAGCAAGTCTGTTCAGTTCACCGCGCGCTGTACGGGTGTTCATCTTCTTAAAACTCTCGTTCATCTCTTCAACCTCCCCGATGGCCTGCCCCGTATACTTAGTGACGTTGAACATCTCCTGGTTCATCGCGGCGTATTTATTGGTGCAGTCGCGTACAGTCGCAGATAAGCCAGTGACAGCTGCAAGACCTTGAGTGATGGCTCCCCAATTGGTGTTAAAGATATTGACGAATTTCGACCACTTGCTTTTTGTCAAATCTTGCTCAGCACCGACGGCTGCTATTTCTTTTTTCAGCAATTTCGCCTTTTCTGTCAGCTCGCGATACTCTTCGGTGCCTCGATGCGTATTGGCGAGTTGCTCGTTTACGAGTTTAAGCGATGTCTGCAATTCAAGCGCAGTCGAACCGCTGATGTTTTTTAGAGTACGGTCTATAAGAGCGTTCTCCTGCTCAAAATTCTCAGCTCGCCGAGTTGCTTCAGCTATAGCAGTATTGTATTGGCTGAGAGTAGCCGATATAGGCTGCTTCAGTTCGTTAATGCGTGCCTTGCATCTCTCAAGGTGTTCTTCAAGTCGCTTGTAGTCCTCAGGATTTGTTGCCGACTTCATCTGCTGCTTGAGCACACGTGATACCTTTTCGATCTCGCCGATAGAAGCCGTCGAAAGATTTTGAAGCGTATTTATTGTATCGCTAACCCTCGATCTGTACGCATTCACATGATCTTCTGCTTTTCGTATCTCTTTATTTATCTGCTTGATATCATTTACGGACGTGCCGGAATCTTTGAGAGCCTCGGCTTTCTTCTGCTTTAGATCATCGAGGTTTTTCTTTAGTGCTGCCATCTCGTCCTTTGCTTGTTGTGCATTAAGCGTGACGATGGTCTCGAAAGTTTGAGTTGTTGCCATAAAAAATGCTACTTTTGGTTTGTGAACCAAAAGTAGCAGCTATATGAGTATAAAAAAAATACAAAACTTTAGTAATTACCTTTTAATATCTCTTTGTAGGCTTCATTAAATTCTTTCCATTTGCGGGCATCTTCTTCTTTTTTTGCTTTTAATTTTGCGCGTTTCAAATCCAATTCGCGCAACTTCGCCTCTCGCTCAATTCTGCGTGCGACGTTACTACGTTTCGTGTTGTCACGTATACTCTCGCCTAAAAAGCGAATGGCTACGCAAACAAAAAACAAGGCTCCAAATATTGTAAATTCGAATAGCATAATATCATTATTAAACTGGTTATACCGCAAATATACGCAAAATATTTGAGACTGCAAAGTGTAGAGCCAAAATATTTTGGTATATGCGGTGGAGCATCATCGTCGGCGATGTATCAGCCACAACAACAGCGACAGAACGACAAGCACCACCGCGCCGATAGTAAACTGCCCGACGCGCATCTGCGTGCGCTCCCACGTCGATAGCTTGCGCTCCACTGGTATGGGAAGACGTGTTGTGTCGGTCTGGAGCATTGCTTTATATATAGTGTCGGTCTTCACGCTTATGCGGTCACGCCATCGCCACACGCTCTTTAGCCTATACACTGTGTCGCCACGAGTGTAGTGTTCAACATACACCGAGTCGTGCAGCCGAAACGTGTCGGCACTCGTCCTCGCCTTATAGAGTGTATCAGTCTTAACGACCACTCGCTCTACAACCACTGGCTGCGGTGTAGAGCATCCACACAATAGTGTCAGCATTACGCAGGCTAACAAACCTAATGCGCCGGATAACAAACCTAATAGCGCACCGCACAATATTTCTAACAATTTATCTAATGTATTCATAATGTTATAAAAGGGTTATTAGTCGGTCTCCGCCCTGCCGTAATCTCTTGGCGGTTTGCGCTTCATACATCCGTTCACGGTACACTCATTCCACTGCAGCTCGTGCGTCTTCATTAGAAGCGTGTTCTTCTCGTCTTTGAGCTGGCGAATGGTCGCACGCTGCTTGCCAATGTCGTCGTAGAGTGAGTCTATTTTGTTGTTGAGTCTGGTGCGCTCCTCCATGTGCTCCTCATGCTCATGGTCGTAAAGGTTGTGCCACTCCTGGGCGTAAGCGAGGGCGTTAGCGTCCTCCTCCTTTTGTGCTGCAGCTGCCTCTTTGCGCTTCCGCGAGTTGTAGTAGAGCAGCTGTCCGACGATGCCACCGCTAACAAGCAGCGAAAGTATCTGTAAAACCATATCCATCTGCACCTCCTTACTCTATTGTTATCCAAATCTGTTCTCCTCTTTCGTCAGCAGCCTTCAACTTCGCGTACACCTTGCGGAACGTTGCCGTTGAGTTCAGTACCTGTCCGACCGCCTTGTTTTCTCCGACAAGGATGCAGCCATCCGTGTCCTTCGCCGTGTTACCGCAGTGAATAAGTACGCCTTGGTAGCCAGGTGTATTGCACAACCTTGGTAGTCGGCCCTTGCAGAACAGATACTGCGCCCGACCTCCGAACCTCGGCGATACCGTCTTCATGTCGACAAGGTATCTGCCAGTCGGGATGGCGGTTTCGCCCTTGATTTTAACTCCGCATATCTGCGCAACGCTCATCATCGAGGTCAGCCCTCTGTCCTTGTCTTCGAGCGTGTCGCAGACGTATGCGCCGTCGACGTACATCTTGCCTATAGTGTACGCCTCCTTCTTTGCTATTCGTTTTACCTTGATTTCCATACTGTTTTAGATTTAGATAAATAATGTTGTTATGATGTTGAGTATCGCGCAGCCTCCGTCGCGTCGATAGCGTAGCTCATGCTTTAATGTTTTACACCTTTCTCCATGTTCTGCTGTACACCCACGACGACCGTGCCTTGCCGTTACTGAACGTACTGTAGCTCAATCGTCTATCCGGGTATTTTCCACCCGTGCTCGGAGCTTCAGTTTTTTCTGTCTTAGCCCCGACAAAGAAATAAACGCCGTTCGCGAGATTTTTCAGACTACCGTTCTCTGCCAAAAGCGTTTCGCTCGTAAAGTATTTGCCGTCAGCCTGCTGCGCAAGAGCCTCGGTTGTCAGACCTCTGTCTTCATCAGGCATACACTTGCCGTTGTTGCGTGCCGCTGTATATTGATAGAAATTCTTATAAGAAGTAGGTACCGATGTCTCGCCAAGCACGCCTTCTTGCTCTATCCCGTCCAAGGCTCCGAATATAATTCTTCCTGCCCTTGCCGTAGCTACAGGTAGCTTGACGCTATAGCTTCCTACCTCATACGTCTTGAATTCCGTAAAATTCGTAGTGCCAAGCCATTCCGTAGCCGGCATGACGCCGATTCTCGCAACCACAGCTTCGGAGAACCGCGAAGCATCCCAGCCGCCAGGACCAAGGTCGTAAAGTATATTGCCGGCGTTGTCGAGATACTGCATTACCGCCATGCCGTTTTCGTTTACACCGAAGCGTATGTTAGTCTTGCCTATAGTGCCTGCTACCTCCAGCAGTCCGTTGTGAATCTTGATAGTCGCTCCGCCCTCAGCCTTTGTCTCCATTTGCGTAACCTTCACCAAGTCGGCGTTTATGGCGCCATCCTTGAAGGCTGCAACTTCCTGTCCCGAATTATCGCGGAACACAGCGTTGTCAGACGTGAAGACAATCTTATCCTGCTCGATGTCGATGCCAGTGCGCAGTAGCTTGGCTACAATGCCACTGTCCTCGACATATCCGTTTGCCGACTCTATCCAGTCGGTAGGCGTTGCACCCACCTCTAACTTCGGCATTGACACCCACGCCTTTCCGCCTTGTATACAACGGATGAGGACATAATTAGGTATGCCAGTGCCCTCCGAACGCCAGTGTACCCAATAGCGCTTCCACTCGCTTGTGAGATAGAAGCGACGTCCGCCGTCGGCGTTGCTCGTTGTTGTATCGCGCTCGCTATCCTCGGCGAATATGCTTAGATTAGAACCACTCCACATGTATGCGTCGATATTGCCACTACCTTTTGCCATAAACGAGAATATATAGTCCTCATCTTTTTTGATGATGGTATTCACGTTCCACTGCGCCATCTCAATGTATTTGGAAGCTGCGTCGGCATATATTACCGAGCATCCGTTGTTGTACGACTCGTTAGTGACCACCGAGGCATCCAAGCGCATCAGATTGCCGGCTTTGGCGAACGTGCGCGTATTGTCGAGCAGGTTGCCCCCGATATAGTCGTAGTCGTCAGGCGATGCGCTCCAACACATAAAGTCCTCCGCCGTACCCTCTATGAGGATAGGGTGGGCGATGTACACCTGCTGACTCGCAGTAGATGCCTCCACTTTCACGCACGCCACGGAAATCCACTCATACGGAGCGTTCGCTGCCACAGTAAAGGTTTTCTGGTAGAGATACCATCCATTGCTTGGCGTTATCGTTGCTCCTCCTAAATTCGCACTACCCTTCGGACCGGTATATCCACTTGGTCGCGACGTGTCGGTTGCCGAGCTGTGCCACACCACCTCTCCCGTAATTTCTACTTTGGCAGACTTCGTGCGTGCCCAGAAAGCCAGCGTGTACGTCTTGCCCTTAGTGACGTGTATGTTGCGAGAGTTAGATGCTTCTCCCCATCGTGCACCGCCTGTCTTGGCATCGGGCGCGAATATCACATTGGCACCCTCATGCGCCGACGTGCAGTATATCTTAGACCTCAGAAGATAGCAGCCCTCGCCTTGCTTGCGGAACAACGAGCCAACGAGCAGATTGCGTCGCTCAGCAAGAGTGTAGCCCACCTTCAGAGATATCTCGCGTGCCGACTGCAGGATCTCGGAAGAGTATTGTTGTAGTGCAGAGCTTGTTTGCAGCGGCATACCGTCCACCTTATTCGTCAGTTCTGTGTAGTTTGACTGCATTTTCTTCGCATCTGCCTTTAGTCCACCGAAATACTTGGTGTAATCTAAGTGCCACGTCAGGCGCACGACGAACGTCTTGCCACCCACCACCACCGACACATCGACATAGCCATCGGTGTAATACATAGTATTGCTACCGGCGTTGTATGTGCGTATGGAGTTGATACGAACCGATGTGCCCGACACACTTGCCGTGCAGTTAACAGGCGTTTTGATAGTAATAGAACTTGCGCTCACGACGGCACCACCCTTGCGGCACACTACTGTAGCATAACCATAGGTGTTGATGCCGCCCGATGTTGTGCCGGACGGTACTCCGTCATCAGAAGTAGAGATGGTGATAGGTGCACCTTGTAGCTCAACAGTGTAAGCATCAGTGCCAGCAGTTCCCTTATCACCTTTGTCACCCTTATCACCTTTATCGCCCTTGTCGCCATCTTTCACAGCCACAATGGTTATCCAGCCACGTGCAAGTATTGTTGCCATATCTTTTTGTTTTTAGAAAATAGGGTGAGGTGCCCTATTTAGACACCTCACAAGTAAATGTACCTCTCACTGCCACATCAGCGTTCGCCACCGTGACATACGGCTTTGTTGACGCATTCACTGGACTTGATGTGCCGCTCCAGTTTGTTGCTACGCCGTTCGAGTCGTACTTAGTCCACTTGTACAGATATTTGCAGGCGTGAGTGCTGTCAGCCTTAACAGCTGTGCCGTCTTCGACCACCTTGCCATCCTTCCATAGACGTGCGAACAGCTCTGTAGACTGAGCACCATTGACAATTTTGTCGCCAGTGAGTGAGTAAACCTCTACGACATAAGGGTCGCTGGCATCGAAGAAAGTGATGATGGCGTTAGCAGTATCAGCACCATCCTTCACCGTGCAGCGGAATGTCTGGAAGTTCAGCACATCGTCGGCATTTACATTCAGCGTGCTCACACCACCCGATGTAGTGACGTTGCCAGCAGCTACTGCACTCCAGGTGCCAGCACTAATATTGAGCACCTCCCACGTCATGCTTGTCATTGTGGTGTCTTGCACATTGCCGCGGAAGAATTTAGCCACAGCACGCAATGGCTTGGAACTATTTGTAGAGTCGAAGGTGTTGCCGTCAGGAGTCTCTATCTGCACCGTCTGTAAAGCACCACCCGACTTTGCAAGGCTGATAGTCAGATAACCTCTGCACTCCGTGGTAGCTTTGGTCTCGGGGTCGGTATAGGTACATGCCCACTCGATATTCTTCACGCTGCCATTCTTCGCAATGTTGCTGACGATGTTGAGCTGATACGACTTGCCGCTCACTGGTGTTGCTGCCGCGCCATCTACAGTCCACTTCCATTTGGTACAAGCCGCTGTTGGAGCTTGGTCAGTCGAGCTACCAGTCACATACACACGAGCTGTGATGACGTTAGGTGCACTCGTTGTGTAACTCGGAGCGTACACATTAGTATCAGGAGTGAAGATTTGAGTCTGACCCTGCGAAGCTTGCGTAAAACACTGAACGGCTTTGCCGTCATTAAGGTCAACGATCGTGATTTGACCATTCGCTAAAACTTTTGCCATATTTTTTTGTTTTTTAAATTGTTAATAAATATAAGTCGTTATAAATGAAATATCAAAACGCTAAATCCAAAACCTCACACTCGAACTGCGCCTGCCTTACGACATCGTCACTACTCACAACGCAGACTCTACCGATACCCTCATGCAGAGTATTCCACGTTGTATCATCTGCCGTATCTGCCGATTGTCTTCGCCACGACCACGCGCTATCGCTTATGGTGTCGCTTATGTCCTCGCCGTTGCGTAATAGCTTAGCTTCGAGCGTCAACTGCCCGGTGCCGTTAATCATCACCGTGCCAGAACTACTCGTTATCACTATTTGATACGCCAAGCCATCCTCGCCAGGATCTCCCTTCTCGCCCTTCTCACCTTCGATTTGCTTCAGCCAATCCGCCGAGCCGTTTACCGGCTCAGCTGCAGTACCGCTCTCGTTAGTGCAGAGCCACACAGCGTTGTTGTGGTTCACCTGGTCGTAATAGTCGTAAGTAATGCCACGCTGCCATTCGCCGCGGTAGTTCACCATGTGTATAGTCTGACCAGATGACGATATCCACTCAAACGACGTAGATATTATGCGCGAGCTATTCGGCGACAGACAGAATACCTCTCTGCCATCATGCGTGTAGCTGTTGACACCCTTGTAAGCAACGATGCGTGGCGTGTCAGGTCCAGTAGTCTCTAACATAAGCACCCCTTGACGATCCATCTTTGCAGGGTCTTGGCAGCCGTCAAGCACAATGGTATCTCCTGCAGTTGGCTCATCGCTACCCTCCGCGCAGTTACCTTTGGCGAGCACGATCCAATTAAACAACTTGCCATCATAGAGCACATCACCCATACCATTAGTCACCACTTCAGCCTCGGTGCTCACCTCTGTTACAATGCGCCAATAGATGTGGTTCTGTTTGCCCTCGTACACACCAGGCTTAATGTCGAAAGTCTGGCAGCGTGCTTGGTCGCCAATCTTCCAATAGTTCTGAGTAGCCGTTGTGCCGTCGTCTGCGAGCAAGAAACACTTCCACCCGGTGAGGTTGCGTTGAAGGTCATAGATTTCTTGCACAGCCACAATCTTGCTACCAGCACCACTGAGGTAGATATTGCCACCAACGTATGAGAGCTTGCGCACCTCCAGCTCGTTGAAAATGGCTTTACCCCACACCATAAGGTCGGTGATGTCAAGGCGATACTTGCCGTCGCCGCGGTCTACCAAGCCGAAGCCCGACTGCGATTCGGTGCTGTAAAGCATTGATGTGAGCTTGCTCAGTATTGCTGAGCCGTCTTGAGCCATGCCGTGTGTACCAGACCCTACAGATAGTCCGCGCAAGAAGCGTATATGCCCCTCTGCCTTGTCGTCAATGTCGCGTCGCAGAAAACGGCTTAGGTCCAGCTTCTGCTCAATAACCTGCAACAGCCCCAGTAGCGCATTGCCGATGCGTTGTGCGGTGTTGGCATGAGTAGCACGCTCGTCGCGTATCTGCTCCAAGTCTTTGCGTAGGCTATCGTTATTTGTTGACATATTACTCTGATATTTTTTTATGATACAAAGATAAGGCGGTGAAGGCGAGAATAAAAAAACGAGAAAAGCACTACAGCTGCGCTACCGCGCGGTCGATTGTGCTTGACCCACCAGTGAAGAGCTGACGTAGGAATGATGACACGAGACCATTGTATGTTGTGCCGTAGTAAGCAGCCTCGAACTCGTTGAGACGATGTAGCGAGTACATGTACTTCTTTGAGAACCAATCGCGTTTCTGCCGGTGGTGTGGGTTCGACTTCCAGTCCTTCAGGAATGCCAGGTCGCCACCGTTGTTATGGCGGTAGCCGTTGCCGACACCACGCGCCACATAGATGCCATACTCCAAGAAACGGTGCTCTATCGATGTCACCGGGCCTGGATGTATGACACCCTGCACGGAGCGCGACAAAGCACCGGTATCGTAAACTGGTGGCGCGAACTGCATCATACGCTCGCGCCACATCTTAACCATAAACTCGCTCCAACCCTCAAGCCACTTCTGGTGCTCGGCGTCGGTCATGTTCGGTTTAAGTCCAGTCTGACTGCTCATAGCTAATGTCTATAGGTTGTTCGTTCTGCACCATGAAGTAGAGTCCCGTCACGCCATTCATGGCGTAGCGACCGAGCTCGGTAGAGTAGATGTTGTTCAGCTGCAGGTATGTCAGACGCTCGTCGCCGAGTCCGTCGCGATCGTGCAGCAGTCGGGAATGAAACTGTCGGAACAACTGGCGGCAGAGAATCAACTTCTGCTCGCGCTCCGCCATGTCGTCGTAGCGGTAGTGAGCTACGATGAAGACGGTGTAGACATCGCGTCGGAAATAGCCCACGCCGTTGCTGAAGGTCTGCTGCGATGTGGTGTCGTCGACCATGATGAAGTTCTTGTACTTGCGGAACGAGTCCATAACACCTTGTATCGAGTCGGGACCAGAGCAAAGGCATGGGTGGAAGTCATGCTCGGTGGCGAGGCGGTTGCTCTTCGCGAGTTGAGCGAAGTAGTCGAGAGCCGGAAATAAGTCTTTCATATATCACGTGTATTAACTTGTTAGCTTAGGATATTTGCGTTTGAACTCTTCAGCCTCACGCGCTTTGGCTTCGAGCTCAGTAAGAGCACGCCAGCAGTCGGTCTGCTTCACAAGTGTCTCCTTTGTCACGTCGCCGTCGGTGAGGGCACGCAGCTGCACATTGAACGACTGCAGCATCGACAGCTCGGATATGTCGTCGTCGCTCTCCGTTCTGCGGAAGAAGTGTGGGAAGGCGTGCGACATGACGACCTTCACGTGAGCAAACCATGCGAGCGTGGCAAGGCGCTCCGCAGGTGTCAGTGTCAGCTCTGCTGGTCGCGAGAAGTCGGGATTGCGGTAGAGGAAAGAGGCGAGCACATCGATAGCGTCATCATTGCCCGTAGAGTGGAAGCGTTGGTAGTACTTCTCCATGCAGAGGTACTCCTCGAAGGTTATGATGCGATGATGCTCGGTGTCCTCCTGCAGCAATGGATGGACAGCTTCGAGCCCCTGGACAACATCCAACCTATTATCCATTTGCTCTATGCTGTCCACCCAAGCGAGCTGCTCCAGGAACGAGCGTATCTGCCATAGCTGCAGATAGAACACTCGTTTGCGCTTCTCACCCTCGGGCTGGTAGACACACTGCCATCCGAAGCGGTTCTTCTTGATGACGTTGATACCAGTGAAGCGCACGAACATATATGTTTTCACCATCACCTTGTCGGCGAAGGTGGAAAGCAGAAAGAAGGTGTAGCGCAGCTGCTCTTGTGTCAGCTCGCTCCACGACTTGGGGCATGTGAGTTCTATTTTATCCATTGAAGAGAAATGCTGAAGATTCTTTTTTGTTGCTGAACGTCAGCATGTGTGCCGAGCTGTACGCCGTAGTAGTGGGGTAAATGCAGAATGTCTCCGGACAGCCCTCAACGAGGCGCTCCATGCGTCGGAAGAGAGCGGAGTGCAGCGCTCCGTCACCGTCGGCAGCCCAGAGGTCGACGAAGTCGCGCGCCAGCTGAACGAACCCTCCGTACTCTGCCATGTCCTTTTTGTCTTTGCATCGATAAGCCTTCAGCACATCGTCTATCTGCTCGTCAGAGAAGCGCACACGCAGCTGCTCCTCTGCCTCGCTGATAGCACGTTGCATAGCCTCCCAGTCCTTGTACGACCGGCTTTGGATGCCTTGTGCAAAGAAGAAGTAGTGCTCCGTGTATATGTGGCGCACGAAGTTCTGCGCCTGCTCTGTCACGCCCCACTCCTCAGAGCGCAGCTGCTGTACCACCATAGCACGCGCACGGCACAGCGCAGTGCGCAGCAGACCCTCAAGAGCATCAACACGCTGCTTCGAAGCCGGCGATATAGTGTCGTTCGACACTATGCCGAAGCCTGTAGAAGTGAGCACGAGGTCGAGCTGTCTGAGCACCGAGAGGAAGGCATCTACGCACACCAACATCTTAAAGTAGTACTTTAACGGTTCGCTCTCGTCGGTCGACTCAACTCGTTGAGCACCAGGCTCGCCGAGCAGCATGTCGTAGTAATTGTTGAGTGCTGCTTCTATGGCAGGGTACACTGCCTCGAATACCTCGTCGTGTGCTGATGCGCCCACTGGCAGTGAGCGTTCAAAATCTTCTTTGAATATTGTTATCATTCTAAGCCTTACTGAGCCTCGTTAAGCCTTTGTAAGCCACGAGGCGAATGTTAATAATTACTCTATAGTCTCATTGCTTGCGCTCACCTTCTTTGCATCTCGCTTCTTGTCGAGCGTTGTGAGCATGATCATCGGTACGTCAACAGTGGCTTTTTCATGCCATTTGTTGTAATGGAGTATCACGTGATACGGCTTGCACATCACGTCGTGGCAAGGCTTCTCGATAGCCTGCTTCAGTGTGAAGAGCTCGCGCTTGTCGGAGCCCGAGTTGTTCATCTGGCTCTTGCCGGGCGTAGCGCCCACCAGGTTCGGGTGAATGCCAAAAGCGAAGCACAGAGCGTTCGAGGCCTCCGACATATCGTCGCTCCAGTTGCCACCCTCCTTCTTCGAGGCATCGTTGAGCGGTACGATGCGCACCATGCGGTTCTCCTTGCCGTTGGGGTCTACGTAGTAGCCGCTGATCATCGCCTTGCCGGCGTTCTCGATGCCCGTCACGAAGTCGATGATGTTCTGCTTCTCCTGCTCCTTGCGCTCCCGGCGCTTCTGCTCGTCAGAGATCATCTCGTTGTCGCACACGTTATCCCAGTAGTCGTCGTGCACCTCAATCTGCACCCTTGGAGCCGACGTGTTCTTAATCATGTAGCGTTTGCCGATGCCTATCAGACGATAGATGTCGAACCACGTGTCGCGGAATATCGACGAGTAGTAAGACACGGGGTATGTCTGCGTGCCCGGCGTTGCCATGCGGCTCACGATGGCGAATTTGCGGTCTTTTGTAGGCTTGCGTCGTAGACCCGTCTGCGGGTCGGGTTCAGCACCCATGCGCACCAGGAGGTCGCCTAATGGGTCCCAGTAGTCGAGTAAAGGGATTGCCTCTATCTTCGACTCGTCGAGGAAGCCCAAGCGCCAGTCGCCATAGAACACGTGCTCCGGCTTGCCGCTATGGGTGCTCGATGCAGCTTCGAAGCGACAGTAGGAGGCATCCTTGTTGCGCACTGTCACGATACGTTCGCCGTCGCGCGAGAGGATGACCACCGTCACCGAGAACGAGTAGAACTTCATATCCGTAGCCTGCTCAAGGAATACCTCCTGGAGCGAGTTGCGTAGGCAGAACTGCAGTATGTCAGGATCGGAGACATCTTGCTTTGTCTTGCGATCGACGAAGCGCACGCCCTGACCATAGCATGACACGATATTGAACTGCTGGCACTGCGCCGTAATCATGTTGGACATTATCTCGCGGCGCAGACGGTAAGGCAGCTGGTCGTCGTAGCCCCACTGCACGTACTTATACTGCTTGCCGCCGACGGTGATTGGACGCACGAGATTACTGCCCGGCAATCGGTCATCGTCGAAGATGGTGTTCGAGTCGGAGCCATACTCGGAAGTCACGGAGTTGCTCTGCCCCGCAGAGCCTATGCCCGACGGAGCTATGCGATAGCGGCGGAAGCCTTCGGCATCAGGCTGCGCCGATGTTGGCAGAAGAGTGTTGCTATTGGTCATAAGTAAACACGTTTGTTATTGATTTGTATGATAAAAATCTGTGGCAATGCACGTATGGCACGGTTGCGAGGGTTGCGTAGGCGCACATAGCCACCTCGCCAGTTGACGTGGTGCACCAGCCACCCCTTGTAGTGCAGCATCTCGCCGGTGCCACCCTCCCACGCATGGATGTCGACGAGTGAGCGGTGCTGATAAGCCTGATCGAGCAGGCGCAGCATGTCAGCAAAGTGTATAGCGCCCATCACTCAAAGGTATTGTCGAAGGTGTTGTCAAAGATGCGTCCGGAGCGCAGCGTGTCGAACACGTTGTGGTTGCGCTGAGCATACTGGTAGCTGAAGGTGAAGCGTGGCATCGACTCGTCGTTGTTGTTGTACTCCGACTTTGAGTCGGTGACAATGACCTCTTTGCCTACATTGGGGTGTCCGTCCTTGAAGTTCACCACATGTATGCTCTTAGATCGGAAGAGCTCGTCAGCCCAATTTGCCATTGCGAACGTGAGGAAGCCCGTGTCAGCCTTGAAGGTGCGTGTCTCGGCTATCTCGTAGTTGCGGTTATACTTGCCGATGTAGCCCTGGCTACGCTTATAGGTAGGTGCCACGGTGTGTGTACCCGTGCAGTAGAGCAGCTCGTCGCAACCGAAAGAGTTCTCGAAAACCAGGATGGGAGCGCAGTCAGGTTCGTCTAAATCGATAGAGAACCGGAACTTGCGCTGCCCAGCCTGGACCCAAAAACCTAATAAACAACTATCAGTATCGCTAACGAACTTGCTCGGAGTAACATCAATCGTAGTATAGCGACTATTGCCACCAACGGGCGAGAGCGAGAACTCCTTTGTAGTGCCATCGTCGTACTCGGCAATGACGGAAGCCTTGTCGGTGCCGATGTAGTGTAGGTACTCCAAGCGGTTCAGAGCGGTCTGCTTCTCGCCATCTAACATCGTTAGAAAATGCGTGTTGATGAAGTCGGTAGCAGGAGTGTTGATATCTGCCTCGCAGTATATGATCTTCGACGAGATGGTGGCAGTACCGCCATCACCCTCCCAAGCGTAGTCATCTTCTTCGATCTTGATGGTGAGGTTGATGCTCAAGTTCTGGCGAGCATACGGAGTGAGCAGGCGGTCGAGCTCTGCGAGTGTTATCTTGCCGTCGACTGGGAAGAAACGTTCTGAGAATATCTCCTTGCCGTCGATAGTAATGGTGACGGTGGTGCCTATTCGGCTGGCGTCGTCGATGTCGCCACTGGAGGGGGTGAACGAATATATCACGTCGGGGATGCACGAAGAGAAACATGTTGCGGGTAGCGACTGAAGAAGAGTGATCATATTACTTGTTTTTTGTATTTCGATAGCAAAGATACCACAAACCGCCCGCACGTAAGAATACAAAAACGGCGCACCCTATTCACATAGAATGCGCCGCAAGCGAAAAATGTAAAAAAATGTATTTATCTTATGGCTCTATTTTATAGCACTTTTCTGTACTGCGCCACAACTTCCACCGTAGCGTGCCGTCCTCGACGGTCACAAGCTCGTAGCCCTCACTCCGCATATACAGCACTATCTCCATTGGGTGTATTGGCATGATGCTGCGCAGCTCGTCGGCTATCTCCTCCGTCGTTTTGTACTCCGCCACGTACCCTTCACCCAGCACAATGTCGTCATTTACCGGATGGCGAGACTCAAAGTAAGCACCGAGTACGTCCACGATAACTTCAGCGCGGCGTACTTCGTTCTCGTCTCTATCTGTTCTGTTTGTTGTCTCCATAATATTCACCTTTCTGCTTATTGTGCTTTTAAAACTTCGTTCAACTGTCGGCGCAGTTCGTTAAGGTTGCGCATAAGGTCGACCACCTCGCCCAGCTCTGCCGTGTCGCTAATCTCCGCCGTCTCCTCGAGCAGGCGGTCAGTGGTGTCGCGGAGCAGATCTATATTGTTCGCTAAGTTCTCCTTGTCGAGCAATACTCGTACGGGAGTACAATCTATTGTTATCATGCTTCGCCTCCTTTCTCTACTCTTTCGACAAGTTCTTCAAGAGCCTTGTAAGCACATTCAATTTCTGCCAGCTTCTTTCTGTATGCGCAAAGTCTCGCGCGACGGCGGTAGCTGAAGTGCGGTATGAGCTTCACTTCCTTCAGCGTAACTTCCACTCTCATGCCGATAGCGTAGCGCAGCTTTTTTGAGGTCTCGCGGTGCATCTTGTGCAGACCGTGCATAGTCTTGAAACGTGTCATGCTTCGCCTCCTTTCTCCTCCTGGTTTAACTTGTAGACGTTGTAGCCCGAGAGGACTACACAGCAGAGGGCGGTGAGGATGCTGCTCTCGGCGCTGATGGCGCCAACGCCGAGCGCTATGAGCGCAGCATGAACGCGCAGAACCTCGCGGTGTGTCACCTCGAACTCGCAGATTTTGGTGTAAAACTCGCTCTTTCCGTTGAGCCACGCCTTAATGGAGGCGGTGCTGATGCTAAACGGGCGCAGTTGAGCGGTGCGCTGAATTGATGCAGATGTTTGCATAATTTTGGTAAGTTGTAGCCTTATTGCCGGGATCCGCCCGGCGCGGGTTGACGTAGGGGTACGAAAAAAGCGGCTCGCACTTCCTCGTCTGCTACAACTT